CTTTTTGATATCATCTTCGTTCATTCTTAGAACGTCTTTCATTACATAATCTTTACTAAAATATTTTCCAACAAATGAATCAACTTCACCTAATAGTCTTAATCTATCACCCATTAGTTCAGCATTTTTAAGTTCTGAGAAATGATTGTCTTCTAAGAAATCATAATGTATGTGTTCTCTCATTTCACGAAACTCTGCTCTAGTTGTAACACCAGTTAAGATTAATTGTGTTTCTAAAAGATTATCAAACAATGTTGTAAACTTGTTTCTTAATCTTGCAATGAATTTAGTAAACTTTAATTCATCTCTAGTTATTTCAGAAGCTCTACCTAAATTAAAATTATTTTCAGCTTCCATTCTTGTGATTGGAACATTAAGAGCTTTATATAATTTTCTTTTGAAATATTCAATGTCTTCCATTTCACCTAAGTTTTGTCCACCAGGTAATGAAGTAATCTCTGTACCTTTACCACCTTCTCTTCTTGGTAACCAAAAGTCTTCTAACATAGTCATAAACTTTCTATCATCTCTAACCTCACCAGTAGATGCATCATAGACTAATTTATTTTTATGTTTTACCATCATGTCTCTAAGATATTGTTCTGCTTTAATCTTAGGTAAGTTACCAACATCAATATAAAATATTCTTCTTTCAGGTGCTCTTGCTAATCTATAGATAACAGAAGCATCTTCTAACATTCTAAGTTGATTTAAAGGTTTGATAGCTTTGTGTAAATGTCCAAGAACTAATAGCATTCTTTGATCTAATAAACCACTATGACAGAAACTTATACTATCTTTAGATATTTTAAGACCTTGATTGGATCTGTTTATTCCTCTTGGATGAAAAATATAATATTCAATATATCCTTTTGTAAGAATAGTATTAGACTTTTCATCTTTTCTTTTTATAGCTTGTTTTATTTTTCTTATTTTTCTAGGATCAATATATCTAAGTTCTTGAATACCAGCTCTTGGATTACTTTCATCTATAACTAAATGATAATATAATCTACCATCAATATACCATTTTCTGAATACATCATATGCATTAGTTGTGAAGTTTAACATTCTTAGAATGTTTTCAAACTCTTCATGGATCCTTTTTTTAATTCCTGCACCAGTTTTTAGATCATCTAAGACTATAGATATTGGTGGTTCTTTCTCATTGTAAATGATAGCTTCATTAACTATATCATCAATAGCAGAGTCGCACTCCGGTTGGAGTGACATTTCTCTGTATCTTGTTACTAATTCTGCTTCTGATTTAGCTGATCCTTCAAGATCAACATAGGTACCATAGGCACCACCTGATGCGATTTCAACCGCTCCATCCTCACTACTAGGTGGGACAAACGATTTAAGATTATCGCTTTTGAGTTTTTCCTCTTCTTCCTTCCGACCAATGCGAAAGCCAAATAATTCTAATGCCATGACTACCTTTATGTTTGTATTGTACTACAAAACTATTTATGAGTCCAATACTTTTTTCAATTAATTAGAACTAGAGACCACCAGCATTGCCAGTGATACCACCAGAAACTTCCCAATAATCGTAAGTAAATGTAACAGTAAACTCTGAAACAGCATCTGTTCCCCAATCCATTTCAATAGCTGAAACTTCTGTTGGAAAGATACCTACAAAGTTATATACTCTTACTGGAGTACCTGTTTTACTAAATTGAGTAACTTGAGCAGTGGACTTATATAATGCAGGTGTTGATGCACCAAATTTTCTCAAATTTGTTTGGAAACCATTGATCGTATTAGACCATTCTTCCATTGCATTTCTAATCTGCATATCTTCATCATTAATGATTGTAGCTGTCCAATCAGCAAAAGTTCTGTTACCGGCTAATCTTAATTGTCTTCCAAAATATGGAACATCTAAAGGTGCAATTGTAGCAGCTGGAATCTGAGCAGCTCTCGCTAGGAAAGGTACTTGTAAATCAGCAGCTCCGTTAGCTGGGTTGGTTATATTCACTTGGAATAACGAAGTTCTAGCACCACCTAGTTTTAGAGCACCTGCAAATAAGTTAATGTTGAACGCCATTTATTTTTCTCCTACTAGTATTTATATTATATTAACCAAATTGACCAACTACTTCACTAAATTCTACACCAGTTCTCACTGCAATAAAGTTCAATTGAATGAAGTTAATAGCTCTTGCTGGTTTAATGAATATATCACCAACAAATCTATTAGAGTCTATGACTTCTGGAGTATTGTTTGTTTCATCACAAACTACTCTAAAGTCAAATATACCTCTTCTACCTTGAACATCTCTCAAGAATGGCTCAACAAGTTGTACAAATTGAGATCTTGTAAATGCATCATTGAACTCAAATAATGTAAACTTAGCTGCAGTTGCTATTGCTTTTTCAAGTACAATAAACAGCCTTCTTACATTTATTCTATCAAATGCGCTTGGTTTAGCTAGAAGTGTTTTATCACCAAATAAAATTGTTCCTTGACCTGGGAATGTTGTTATTGGGTTAATTCCATTCTTGTATAATAGGTCTCTCTCAGATTTATTTGGATTAAATGCTAACTTATTAACATTCTTTAAGATACCTCTATTAAAACCAGCTGGTGAATACCAAGGATCTCTAGCAATATCTGTTCTTACCATAATACCTGCTGTATCACCATTTCCTGGAACATATCTTTGTAAATCATTGAACTTATCATATTGATACTTCCAACCACTATCCATAACTGCATAAGAAGTTGAAGTTAATGTATTTCTAAATGCTACTGTATCAATTGCTTCTTTACCTGGGAATGAACTATTGTTAACAACATCAGCTCTTTCAGGTGATAAAGTAACTAAACAATCTTTTCTTGTTTCACATATATTACCAATAATATGTTCAATAACTGTTTGATTTTGAGCACCACCTAATAAGAATGATACATCAATATCTTCAGCACTTTTAAATTTATTATATCCGTTTATATAATCAGCGTTTGTTGGAGTTGCTCCATCTCTTCCGTTTATCAGACTTTTTGTATCTGGTAATGGATCACCACTAAATGTAACATTTGCAGCTTTACTACCAGCGTTTGTTTTAAAGTCATGAGCAGCCCAGAAGATATATCTTGATTGCTGATTTAATACTTCTTTATAAAAATTATTTGTTCCATCTTCATTTTTAGCATCAGATGCAACACTTAAATTTTCAAATACTTCTAATACTGCATTTTTTCTACCTGTCCATTCTCCATCTTCATCTGCAATAACAATATGAAGCTCATCACCTGAACCTCCAGCTGTATTTGCATATGCTGATGTTGTAGGAGCTCTATCAACATTGTTGAAGAATTCCCATCTTCTTGTTGGAGTAGAGACTGATGCATTATGAGTAGCTGCACTACTAAATGCTGATACAGTGTTACCTAAGTATTTTGTTTCTAATGTTAGTGAACTGTTATTTGCAATACTTGCAATTTTTCTTTCTACTTGATCAGGACCTAAAACAAGTATATCACCTACTTTTAATTCAGTCGAGAAAGCTGTAGCTGCAACACCTGCACCGTTAGCTTCTGTTGTTACACCTGTAACTGTTTTGGATCCATCTGTAACTGTAATATTACCAGTTATAGTTGATTCGAATGCATTTGAACTTGGGCATACTGATACTTTTAAACTATTTCCTAGTTCTCCTGCAAACTTTGCAACCCATGCACCGATACCTGATATACCATCACTAAAATTTTCGTCATAATCATCTTCATTCTTAATGAATGTTGATGCCACAGCATTATTTGATACTGTTGAATTTAATGCCGTTCCACCTGAAGTACTTGTATTAACAACTCTTGTTACGAATAGTGCAGAAGCATAAGCAAGAAAGTTAGAAGCTACAAAAAAATCAGTAGCTGTGTTACTTGTTAGTGGCTTTTGATATGTTTGAACTAATTCGTCTTCATTAGTGATTAATGTTCTTTGATCTACAGGTCCCCATCTTAAATGGGCAGCGAAACCTGCTTCTGTGGTTGAGACGGCAGGAACTACGGTTGTTAGATCAATCTCTGATACATTAACACCTGGTGAAACTTGAAATCCCATTTTTACTTACTCCTACTTACAATTACAGTTTTTATTATTAGAATTTACAATTATTTATAATTTTTTTAAACTATGAATAATCGTCTGTCTTTTGCATCACCCATCTATCAGTTGGATTATCGAATATTTGCTTTTCATTATCTGTTACACCATCATCTTTAAAACCGACAGGTAACATATTTTCTTCTATCATCTTTTCTTGTTCTTTATATAGTCTTTCACGAATATCGATATCTGTTATCTCTTTAAAGTAGTCTTGTTTTACTATCCATGAGAATAATACAGTACACATAGCTAAATCATCATGCATACCTTCTTCAGCCTCATAACTACTTCCTTTACCAACAAATGATGATAATTCAGCTAATAAATCAAAATCTCTTATAACTAACTTATCATTTTCAACTAAATCTTTAAGATTACTACATCCTATTCTTTTTACTTGTTTAGTTGTCTTGACTCCTATAGTTCTAGATCCACCACCAAAACCACTACTTATTTGTTGACCTGCTCTACCTTTATGAACGGTTACCATTAAGTTTTCGTATACTAGATCGTTATGAAGTATATCAACAACTTGTTGACCTATATCATTAGTTTCAACTAACATATATGCTTCATTATAGTGTTGACCTATATTATGTAAAGTGGTAGGATACATCATTGGTGATATATGTTTATCTTTAAATGTACCAACTACTTTATATGGTAACTCAGTTACATCAAATACAACAAAAGCACTATAATCTAAACCAACTCCTCTTGCTGTATCTACAACCATCACATATATGTGATCTTT